CTTTTATTAAAGTGCACACAAGCTCGTTGTGTGGTGTTAGCGTTACCTAAATTAGGCTACACACAAAGATAGTAAGAGATGCTTGAGGAGGCGATCTCTAGGGAGTTGATATTGCCCGAATTGAGTAGCGAATGTTAGCAGCAAACTGTATACCGGAGGGGCAGGTAACCCCACTGTACATACGTTCGTTACTCAACAGCTTGACATCAGACACCAAACAGGTCCCTGGGTGTCGGGCTAGATATCTTGAATTGGGGGAACACATAATGAATTCGCATAATCTTGGGTCATAGCATTGGTTATGATGTGGGACGGTCATTATGTGAGTAAATTTAAAATAGAAAGTGATGGTAATTTGACCTATGCCATCTTACGACTAATCCATAATTTACTGGGACGCCCTATCAGTCCGAAATCCTCTTTAGGATGGTTTACTATGCATGCGCCAATGCGCATAATTAGTTTCGTTTGTCGGGTTTTCAAAAAGAAAATTTTACAAAAGAAAAACAATAAACAACAGAAGAAAAAGCAAAACAACAAGAACACATCCAGTCGAAAGAAGGCTCCTGGTTTCAATCCATACACACTCTCGGAATGTGGGGCAAAATATGCACTCGCCGCAGTTGAGCCCTTCAATCCATTGGCCAGAGGAGCGTGTGTTCCTTTACCCCCCGCTGTGGGGTCACAGAAGATTATGTTGTTCGCCAGATTCGCCGTCACAATACCGGCTGGAGCGACATATGGTGCAGTTTGGCTATCGCCAACAATTGCTAGTGATACGTTTTGTGCGTACTACACAAGTGGTACAAGCTCAGGGTACTACGATGGAACAGCTAATTGGTTAAAACAAGCCAATACATCTGCTTTCAGCGAGGTATCCTTTGCCAACTGTCCTTATACACGATCTCAACTTTACACCACTAACCCTGAGGTGTTTGGTAGAATTGTGTCCATGGGTGCTTCTATACAGTGCACAAGCCCTAGTTTATATATTGGGGGAACATTGGTATCCTTTTCTTCGCCAACTCATGAGAATGTGGCACAGTTATATTCCTATGATACATTACTTAGTCAAGCAACAGCTATTGAACAGCAAATGGACAAGGGGTTACATTGGATTGCAACAGCTGGGATTGAGGATAAAGAGTCAGTTTACTCTAATGATGCAGAAACTATTACCGATGCATTATTCCCTTTCTCAAACAATGTTGCACTTGATATCCCAATTGGTAGCTCTACTACAGAGTTCAATGGAGCTCCTGTCATGTGTTTCTTAATTAATGTACCTACGAATTCTTCAGTCGCACAAACATTTAATGTCCAGGTCGTACAACATGTTGAATATTCTGGTAAGAAAACTGCCAGTTTACAAACACCAACTCACGTTGATGTTGTTGGAACATCACAAGTACGAACTGCCTTGACACAAATTAATGAAATGCGTGCTCAGAATCCTAAGGTTAACATTACTGCAGTGTTCAAAGAAAAATTGAAGAAAGTTATCACAGATGGATTGAAAAGGGTTGCAATTGGCGGATTGACAACACTTGCCACAGAGTTAGGAGGTCCAGGTGCAGGCGCTATGGCTGCACATTTCTTGAGTGGTAGATGAAGATCACAAACAGATCTTTATCTGGCCGCAATTTTAGACGCCAACCGCCAATTGGCTTGTCAGGCGGCTCAACCACTTCTGAACCTTATCCTGTGAATCCTGTTTTTGAGAGTGTAACAACAGGGTCACTTGTATCTACTAGCACCAGCACCACTTTGCTGGAAGCTAACACTATTACATCAGGTGTAGTTGAGGCATCGGGTAACATTTATGCTCCGAACATTGATTCAGAGTTATCAAGTGTATCCGTTAAATTAACAACTGATTCTTTGGAAGTTACCACACTAGCTGAACTTGCAAAATTAACCGTGTCTGGAAATACGTCAGTACAAAACGTAAATGTTGATGGCACACTATCTTCATCTTCCAATTTCTTTTACAACACAACCACAACGAATTTGTACGCGGATTTGGTTGTTAGTGACATTTTACAGTTAACATCAACTTACTGGGATAATTCCACATTTACCTATAACGTTACGAAAAACAATGGATCAGTTTATTTTTTGGCATTTACTGGCGTTTCTTCAAGACAATTGAATATCGCAAATGATTGGCCAATAGGTTCCATTGTTATTATACGGAGGACCGGTTCTACTGGTTACAACGTTAATTTCGTACTTACAGGAGGAGGTTATATCCAGAGTTTAACTGGAACAAATGAAACTGTAATGTTTGACACAACAACACGCACTCGTGTTATGGTTAAATTATCAACTAGTTCTAATCAGTGGGTGACTTTAGTGTATTCTTGAAGAAGAAAAACATACCTCAATGTGGTTTTTACATTTGCCATGTTTGAGAAGAGAGTGTTCCACAAGTCCTTTGATGAAGCTCTAAATGAACATCCAGCGAAATCCTGGTTAAACTAAAAGTAAGAACAATGTAAATATTGTACTTGGTTTGAATGCTAAACCATAGTGGGTGCAAGCACTGGGATTTTTGAATTGTCCTAACCTAATGACCACAAAGCATGATCTGGTGAATCTACCGACCATATGTACTAGAAGAACAATAAAATCAAAAATAAAATAAAAAGACCTAGTACCTCTAAAACAGGCAACGACGCTGGCAAACGTAAGTGCTATCTTAAAAGAGATTGTCTTTAGCCCTTTGTCCCCTGAATATGCATCAAGTCTGGCGTAATACCCAGCAAACGGACCTAGATCAACCTTCGGGTATGATGGCGGGTCCCACAGTTAGAGATGTCCCACTCGTTGCTGGAATGGCGCAGAAAACAGGGAACACAGGCAGCATTGACCAAGCCTTAGCGAAAATTGGAAATTTAGTTTCCGGCGGGTCAAGTACACCAGTAAGCGAACAAGAATGTGGTCCAAAAAACGGACGCGAGGTTGAAGCTCAACGAGTTCGCAGAGTTAGAGTTACTCATACTAATGAGCATAGGTCAACACCTGGATCAGGTGGAAAGCCTAAGAACACTAATTTCTGCAAGTTTGTCAATTCAACTCGAGGGTGCGTGAAGGAAGGTTGCCAATACATCCACCCCGAGAAAAATGACAATTTCGAAGAGATCCTCGAGGACCACAGACAGAAAGTTAAAGTTTCATCGACTTATTATTCGGCTAAAAACGATCGAGAAATAAAGTTCTCACTTTACAGTGATATTCATGGCGGATTCACCAATAACCCAGGTTGGACATTGGTAGATGATGCTGTTGAAGTAACAAGCGGTAATGACTACACTGCAGTGTTTGACCCACAAGGGAAAACCACTCAAGTAGTTAGGTTGCAGCCAGCTACTGTAACTGTTGAGTTACCTTACTTTGAGATTATTGCAGATGGTAAGATGTTTAGTTTCCCTAAACAAACTTATTATCTTTATCGACCATTATTGAAGCAGTGGGCACATATTAGAGCGACAGCCACCTCAATTCAATTAATGAGTACGTTCACTCGACCTCAGTTATATCTGTCGGTTCCTAGGGAGAGTGATTATATTATTGAGTCGACAATAGAGTACCAAAAACGCATAATAACACAAAATTATGCTTTAGCACGCAACAATGCACATGCTAATTTGAATACTATTGAATTCTGTGAAATGACTACTAAAGGTTATTTTCCAGATGAAGATAGTAATGTGACAAGATATCATCAGCCAGTGAAGTTGTTTGATGTGGAATGTGAATTACCATTAGATTGGGTTGATTCCTTACGCACTGATTTCACTTGGTCTACACGAAAGATTGATC